TTTGGTCATAACTGGTTGTTACATCTCGCATGTAGGTAGAAGTGGCACTGGTAAATGCCAAATTTTCCTGCTTTTCATAGGGTGCATTTGTGCGCACTGCACCCTCCTGTACGTCCCCACTATGGGGAATGAAATATGAATAAATAGTAAGTGGATTAATTATATACAAAAATGTGTCCCACTCAGAACACAATATGCAAATATATTTTCAGGGGCTGTCCCCACTCCTAAATAAGAGGCATACATATATGTACAAAGCCTACAAAATGACATGAAATATATAAAAATATAAAATTGTGGTATCCATGTGTACATACTCCGTTTCAACGACAGATTTAATCTACCCCGATGGAGTTCGGGGTTGAGGCATCCAAGTATTTTTCGCGCCACTTGGTGACTCTTTTGTCATAATTGTCCTTTAGTTCAGGACACAAATGAAGGAGCTGCGCTTTTTCTGCTATTTCCATCAACTCCCTCTGGCGCTTATCAAAAATCTCACGGCCCGCGTAAAACCAATCTCTCAGCGATGTTTCCAGGGCTAAAGCACTCAGCTCCCTATTGCTCAAGTATGAAGATTCCATGGTACAATGTAGTCTCTTAAAAATACTCGCATCACTCAGTACACCAATATTGCATTCCAAGTCAGGGTTGTAAAAATTGCGTCTCTTTAAAAAATCGGCATCAGTCAGTGACATAAAAGGAATAAGTTCATCCTCTTTGTTAGGCATGGTAAATACAATGTCGTAAGATCCAACGAAATTTGAAAAAGAAACAATATTAAATTCCTTTTTCGCATCATGTACAGAACCCATAACGTCATCACCGTAAGTTCCAATAGCCACATATTGTCGAAATTCACTTAAGCTAGCAGACGGATATATAGTATAAAAACAAGAACGCGCCAACAGACTATTTACTACAGAATTTATAACAACTGTCATATTTTGCCCTGAAGGATTAGAACCAAACAACTGGACCAATGTACCATTGAAAGCCATTAGTGGGTACGCAACTTCACAAGCCAATCCACGCATTATTACAAGATCATTTTCAGTGTATCCGGCATGTGAAGCGAGACGTATTAGAACATCAAATGCCGCAAGCACAAGTTGGGCTGGCATGCGCAAGTCATATTTACCATAGTCACCGGCAAAAATATTTTCCTTAGACTTGCTTATCATGTATTCATACATCTGCTCCCACTCGGGTGATTCTGCATTAATGCCAACCATACATTCAAATTCAAGCGGGAACAGTTGCATGAGTCTAGATATTGGTAGAAAGTATTGCCTCAAAAGAATCTGCAATACAAGAGGAGCACATTGGAAGATACGAACTTTTGTTGCAGAGAGCTTGGTAGGTTCGTCTTTCAAACACGCCCGCCATACTGCATATATTCTACAGCCCTCTAGCAGCTTTTTCCGTGCCACTTCTACCTCAACCATTATATCATCATTAAAAGTTACTGCTTCCGGCAAATCAACTGTAGGGTCTTTCCTTGTGAAAAAGCGTTTACTCTTGGTGAAGGGCCATCCAGCGGACGTTGATAACTTCATACCATCCAAGAATTTGTCGCCTTGTCTACCATTAATAGTGGTAAATAGATCAAGTGGCGTCATCTTTTTGCACTCATTCATTAGTACAGAATTAAGTAGGACAGTGTGTAAATAAGATTCAACAGCGGTAGCAAGTTCTGTGCCCATCGACAGTGAGGGGTGAGCTAATACATCAAGCCCGACCTGGTATGGATACAATTTGGTACCATCTGACAACTTCTTCGGAGGTTTTCCCCATTTGCACTCAACGCCCATCACTTCTGTAACAAGCGGAGAAATAACAGTGCGAACAACATTTGAATATTGGGTCGAAGCTCCGGACGTGGCACCATACACTTCCAATGTTGCATCAGGAGATACAAATCGGGTGGCGCACTTAGGCGATACATCCGGACTCTCAATAAGCTTTGAACCCATATGCGTTTCGGGTAATGGCACTGCACTGAGTGAGATGTTGACCCCAGGTATTTCGGAAAGTAATCTCTCTGCTGATCGATAAGAGCTCGCAAACAAACTTGCTGCACCACCAAGCCGATCGGAACCACATAAATGAAAACCCAATAGACAAGAACCTTTTCCAGCACTTATGACAGGTGACATACACATGCCAGGTTTGGTCACAAAAGGAAGTTCATAATGGACCCCTGTCATATTCGAACATTTGGTGTGGCTGACCTTCTCTCCAGGAAACACGCACTTAGTTGGAAAAACATCATGAGAGCCATCCTTATGCTTCAGCAAAAACAAGGCCTCACCTGTGCAAGTACCATCACGTATCAAATACTGAGAAAGATCTTTAAAGAGACCACCACTAGGACACCACACCAATGCAAAGTCCACATCAGGAATACGAACAGCATAAGTTTCAGATATGGTAACCCTAAAGTTCGGCGTGGTTGTATTCAATGGAGCTCTAAAAACCTTAGCAACGAACTCGCCCTGTTCCCAACACTTCTCACAAAAATGCCATGGTAAGACTAAAACATTTGATCGCACAAAAAATCCACGCGTAAACTGTTTTCCCGTTTCTAAGTAAACAGTATTGCGAGCGACAACTTCTGCCAAGTCTTTTCCAATTGTCGTTTTACTTTCTACGGACATAACAGGCGTTGTGAGTACTAACTGAGACCACGGGTTAGTTTCAGATGTTCTTTCAACAATATCCTTGCCACCTGTAGGACAAAGGTTTCCTTGTGGTGTCAAAACCTCGCGCCACTTAAAGTAGTTGCGGCACATACGATAAACGCAATATCCAACAAGTGAACCAGCAAAACAGGCAGCAGCACGGCTTCTAGCTACACGAACATATGCGTCATAAGTAGCATTTCGACGCAGAAGTAGATCGTTGCGTATTCTTTCACGTTCAAAGTAGGCGAGCCATATGCCGATCAGCAATATGGATGACAAAACGAACAGAACTCCTACAATGCCAAAGAAAGCATAAACTCCAGAAAGCACGTACAAGCAAGAAAACTGACAAGCGTAGAAACTAAATTGCGATTTAAAAACAACAAGACGCAAAAAGTTCTGCAAATAACTTGCTAACGCACTATCAATCACCCAATATGGACACACGAGCGGAACAAAATCAACTAGTCTCGAGTCGAACAAAATATCTCGCTCGACAAGCATCTCAATACCCAGCTGATCTAACCTCTCTCGATTCATTCGTTGTACGTACAGTAATAACTGGCGAACTATAGACGAATTGCCAACTTGCCTAGCAGTACTAGCGGCGAATGCTCGGGCTGTGTCTACTACATCTGAATGTCCGATGTGCGGCTGGTAACATTTACACGGTGCTTTCTTGCACTTTTGACAAGACCAAGTGATCATTCTGGCCAAAGCTTTCCTGTCCATATAATCAATAGGTTCATCATCGGATACAGGATTAACGAACTCATCCTCTTCCTGCTCAGCAAAAGCATCCAACACTGTTTCAACCTCAAGCGGTATGCTAGTGACTGTGCAACGTGACTTACTTGTATTTGTGCACACTGAGGCATCTTCTTCCAGAGGGGGACAATGGCAGTAGCACATACCACACTGCGTACAAATATCAACAGGCTTTCCATTTGTCATTGTGGCCACCATCTGCTTCTGAAATTCGTAATGCTCCTTCGAAGCTAGCTGAGCCCACTGCAAATACTGACGTACACTCACATTGTACATTTCTCTACCTTCGTAATGCAATAAACGCAATTCATAATGGTTCTTGTCAGCGTTATTAGCAAGCTCAGGACCAACGTAACAATAATAAATGGAAATTTTCCATATGTCGGGACACTTTTCAAAACCAAAAGCTGCAGAAACTTTTTTACTGTCCAAGCGACCACCAGTTTTATATTCATCCATGACATCAACATTTATGTGGTATAACCGGCGTAAAACTGATTCCGGTTTCTGACTATAAGTTTCAGCCAGCAAATACCTCTTATTTGTGGTCACAGTGACTAACCATGGTCGTAAGGCAACCTTTCCCTTCATCGCAACATCAGCCATAGGGGCTAAAAACAGAGCATTATTTATTGTCTGTATGAGGCGATAGACAGGAGAAGTATCAGTAAACTGCGGAGAGGTGTTACCGAAATCATCGAAAATAATAACGTTAGTGGAAGACCTAATATTAGAAGCATATTTGTCATTATCTGCCCAAATAGCAACCCTGTCCTCGCTAATGTCAAAACCGTTGTACGTTCCAATGGCCTCATATGTAAGCTTATTCAAAGAACTCTTCCCAAGACCAGTATTACCATACAGTGAAATCGCAAAAGGGGCTAGTCGAAACCCTCCTCTAGTGCGCATTTGGTTGAATTCTGTTCTCCAAGCTCGCATTCTCTCCAAACGGTCCATTATAAATTTACGCTCGGGTGTCATGCGCTTACTGCGGTTTACAATGGCATCACCACTCGCAATAGTCGTGTCCAACAATTGCTCATAATCGTTGTCTGTCATTGAAGTGTACTCTCCAAGATTACCTGTTATAGCGTACCCATGTAAATCACGAACTTTATCATATTTTAACTCGAATTCACGAGTTGTAACATCTAACATGAAAAAGGCTTTAGGGTTTCTACTCTGGAATGCAGCATATCCTCCTTCAACGAACTCTATAACACAAGAAGCTACAACGTCCAATAACTCCAATGGACCTATTGTAGCTTCAATAACACGGGGCTCAAAAATCTTGTAACCTCCCAGTGTAAATGTGAGATTCGAAGCGTCACACATACCTGCACTAACGATATACGATATAAGTTTCTTACAATTGCGGGCTTGTGGCGAATCTATATATTGGTGCCAGTTACTAAGGCATTTACGGATACTATCCAGCCAATCTGTTTCTGTTTCTCCACTCTGCTCAAT